ACGTTTCTTGATTGCCGGAAATGGCAGGAAGGTAATTGATGCCGATTACGAATCTCTTGAACCTCACTGCTTTGCTTCAGTAACAGGAGATAAGAAACTGCAAGAGATCTTTAATAAAGGATGGGACTTCTACTCTACTGTTGCTATTCAAACTGAAAAGCTAGAAGGAGTATCAGCAGATAAGAAAGCTGATAACTATCTAAAAAAACTAGATCCTGTTAAACGTAATAAAGCTAAAGCATATTCATTAGGTATTGCGTATGGTATGGAAGCTTATGCTCTTAAAATGTCTCTCAACGTAGATCAAAAGACTGCTGAAGGATTAGTAAAAGGTTACCTAGACGGTTTTCCTCAACTCAAAGAATGGAGAGAAAGATCTAGAGAAGAAGTCAAAGCTTATGGTAGAATACAAAACTATGTAGGACGTATTCGTCACTTACCTAAAGTTCAAAGACTATACGATAAGGTTGGAGATAGAATGATGGATTGGAGATTTAGAAAAGAGTTAGAAACTCAGATACCTCCTAAGTATATAAAGAAAGATGGTGAGATTGTTAAAACTATTTCTCCTAGAGATCAAGTAACTCAAGCTTATAGAGATTACCGTAACGGACTTAATAACTGTCTTAACTTTCAGTTACAGTCATTAGCTGCTGCGGTAGTAAATAGAGCAGCTTTAAAGATTAACTTAAAGGCTAAAGAGCTAGGTATAGATGCTCTATGCCAGGCACAAGTGCATGACCAGTTGATTATAAACGTAGACGAGAAAGATGCAGAAATGTTTGCTCCTTACGTACAAGAGATAATGGAGAACACTACTAAGTTACCTGGAGTTACTTTGAAAGCACCTCCTGAGATAGCTAATAACTGGGCAGAAGGACATTAAACTTTTATTATGTATTTAGACGTATATTTTAACGATGAACTTACAACAATAGAACTCTGTGATACCCCAGCTGCTAAACTATGGCTCAAAGCATATGATACATTTAAAGCAAAAGGATATGATTATAAAGCAGAGACTATTCCTATTAGCGTACATAGTAATGACCATATTGCTCCAGATAAAGTTAACCCTTTAAATGGATTTACTCAGCAAAAATCAATAGATTTACTCAACAGTGGAATTAATGATGTAAATAAAGTTATAGAAGGAGTAAAATTTCCTTACAGAGCATATGTAGGAATGCCGTGGGCACAAGTGAATAGAATTCATAGAGCTTTTACTACTGCATCTTCAACTCGTAGTACTTGGTTTCATACTCTTACTCAAGACCAGTTGATGGAATTAAAAAAGTTGAGCTATTCCGATAAAAGTAATTTTATGATTGCTAATGCTCCGAAGGATTTTAAAATTCTAGATGAAGATAAATTTATTGATGCAGCTGAACGTATAAATCAAGGAGTTCACAGATATGAAACTTTTTTACATAGTAGAAGAGCTAGAAATGCTGAAAATATAGTGGGACGTACAGATTATATAGAATTAGATTGGACCACAGAAGATACTAATTTTATCCGAGAATTTTTTTACGGCAATAGAATATCTTACGAAGATTTAAAAGCAAGTTTTCCAACAGATTATAGTAAGTACGATGTCTTTATAGGAAAAATTATTGAAGGTAAAGATTATGAGTTTGCTTTTTGTGAGTACGATGATGGATTAGAGTTTGATATTACTAACCTAGATTGGATTTGTGGAGACCTTAGAGTACATCATAATAAAAACGGGAATAAGTTCTATACAGATACCTTATATAAAGACTGGATCGATGATATAGGTTTATCTGATGAATTTCATCTTCCAGTTCCTTTAGGTAGAATTATAAACACTGAGAGCGACTTTTCAGATGTAAGAGTAGACTATAATTCAGAAGTTAAACTGAATAATGGTAACTCTCCTCTAATATTTCCTTTTAATAAAGTCAAAACTGAACTTAGACCCTAGCTATTTATTTTAAATAATTTTTAATGAATTATCAAGTTTTATTTCCAGAGACTGATCGTAAAGTAGTAAATTACGATCTCAACAAACATAATTGGCCAGAATACTGGTTAAATGTAGCAAAAGAAAAATTTCCCCAAATACAATCGTTGGAAACAGTACATAAGGTACTAACTCCTTCGGAAATTAGTATACTAGGTAAACATTGTCAATCCTATTGTGGTTCTGATGAATTTGCCGACCGAGTAGATAAGTACTTTTCAGACATAGTTCAAGATTATATAGGTTTTGAAGAGTGGATGATACAGAGATATTTTACCATTCGTATAGTAATACCTGACCAAGCTAAGAAAGGAAGGTTACTTGCTTTTCATCAAGGAATATGGGTAGGAAATGGATTAGGTTTAAGAACTATTTGGACTCCTTTTACTAAGGTTTATGATACCAATAGTATGTATGTAGCATCTTATGAAGATAGTGTAAAAATTACACAAAATACATACGATAATAAATGGGATTACGATACTATACAAAAAGAGTGCGGTAAATACTCTTCTCCTATTAATTTAAAACCTGGTCAAACTTACCTTTTTCAACAGCAACATATACATGGTAATTTTAACAATGAAACAGAAATTACTAGATGGTCAATGGACGGACGTATCTTACCAAAAAATGGTCACTATCATAGAAAACTCCCAGGAGGATATTTTAGATTTGTAGGAGAAAGAGAATCTAGTATTGAAATAGATAAGGAAAAGACTTGGGTTACATATGCTGGATGGAATACTAATTTTTCTGAACCTATCCCACTTCCTATGCAAAGAGCAATCATAGGTGATTACTGTAGCAAATTTAATATCGAAATTAATGATTATCAATTTGAAAACGAATACTGCGACTGGCTTCCAGGGTTAGAAAAATTTATTACAGGTTTAGGTATAGAAGGTATTGTTCTTTGTTCAATTTATTGCTTACCAGATAATAAAGATAGAAGATTAGAATTACTTAATCTTGCAATAGAGAAAGGAGTAGAGTTACATTTTGCTAACGAACTTACTTTTTTGAAAAATAAAAAAGATATAAGTAAAATAGAAAAGATTTTTGAATACGTTAATGAAAATACTAACCCTAATATAACATTAGGATACAATATATGAAAATATTTATCACAGGATGGCAAGGTTTTATCGGTAGCCACTTAAGAGAAAGGTTAAAAGAGCATGAGTTAATATTACTCCAAAATGATTTAAGAGACCATAAAGAGGTAGCACATGAAATCCTCGATGCTGATCCAGAAATCATAGTTCATTTAGCTGCTCGTACAGAAGTAGAACAAAGCTTCTACGAACAAATTACTTTTTCTGAAGTCAATTATACTGGAACAGTAAACTTAATTGAAACTGCAAAGAGACTAAAAAATCTTAAGAACTTCGTATTCGCTTCGACTATGGAAGTTTATGGATGGCAACCATTTTCTGATTTAATTAAGGAAGGCAAGAATAAAGGTATTATAGCATTTAATGAACAAACACCTCCAAATCCAAATGCCCCATATGCAGTAGCTAAATATGGCTGTGAAAAGTATTTAGAGTACGCACATAGAAGCTACGGATTACCATTTACTGCTATCAGGCAAACTAATGCATACGGACGTAAGGATAATGATTTCTTTGTTACTGAGCAAATTATTACACAAATGTTAAAGAATAAAGATGAAATAAATCTAGGGTATGGAACTCCTTACAGAAATTTTATTTACATCGATGACTTACTTGACGCATGGGAAGAAGTAATCAGAAATCCAGACAAAGTAGTAGGAGAAATATTTTGCTTAGGTCCTGATAATGCTATTCGTATATCTGACTACGTTAAAATTATAGCAGACAAAATTGGTTGGAACGGGAAAGTAAATTGGGATACTAAACCCAAGAGACCTGGAGAAATATGGCTACTCAATTCTACTAATCATAAAATTACATCAAAATTAGGCTGGGCTCCTAAAGTGTCTATGAATGAAGGTTTAGATATTACTATTCAACACTGGAAAAATAAGCTTATTGATGAGAAAAGTACTTACTAATGAGGACTTCAACATTAAAAGTTTTTGGCAGTATAAAGATCAGAAATTTTTAGTGGTTAAATTTAATATAGATCATTACACTAATCTTAATGTATATGATCTTGATATGTATACCCCTGTATTCGGCGACAAGCGAACCATAGAGTACCTACATCAAAACCCAGATGTAAAAATTCTAATTTTGGAAGAAGCAGAAGTAGATCATTTTTTTAGAAGACCTATACTTACTGAGTTGTATTTTTTTAGAGTTAATAATCACCTTAAAAATGAAGTTGTATTTTTTTTCCAAGGCACCGGGCAAGAAAATTTTATAAATGAATATTTACGGAGAGAAGTTTTACCTTATGTGACTTTTGTTCAATCTCATACTGCTCCATATAATTTAATGCAAAACTGGGTTAAAACGTATAGCAGTAAGCATTATTCTTACGATGAGTTACAAAAAGATTTTAAGCCTGAGTATTCTTTAAAGGATATAACTGTTAAAAAGAAATTTGTAGTTTTTGCCGGCAAGCCTAGAACACCTAGGCTAATGATGTTAGGGGAATTATTAGATAATAATCTACTCGAATCTAGCTACTATAATTTTGGTGCTGAGTATATTAAGAGGTTTAAGGAGTTTATGAGTGACAAGTTAGTAGACCAAGTTATGAAACATCACGGTCACGATGAATACGGCGGTAGACTAGAAATGGATTTTAATTCTATAGACAAACCAATATTAACTAAAAAAGAAGAAGAAAGATTAAGAGAATTACATAAATTATTACCATTAAAGTACGTTCCATTTGATGAAGAAGAAGACTATTACTACACTCCTAACTTTATAATTCCAGATCCAAAACTCTATAAACATATTTTTTTAGATTTAGTATTAGAAACTTTTAATCATAGAGGAGCATATAAAGATGAAATATATAGCCATATAAATTTCTTTACTGAAAAAATATTTAAACCTGCTTTAACATGTAGACCTTTTATTGTTTTAGGAAATAAATATTACCTAAGGGACCTGAAGCAAAAATTCGGATTTAAATCATTCGATAAATATTGGGACGAATCATATGATGACAAAGATGACATAAGAGAAGCTCTTCCTATTATTACTGATAATTTAAAGTACATCAATAGCCTCAGTGAAACTAAACTAGAAGAGTTACTTTACGATATGAAAGATATTTTAATACATAATAATAAAGTAGCTAGAGAATTTTTAGAAGGAGAAGAACCATGGTGTCAAGTCGTAAGAGATTATGTTGATGGAAAAGCAGTAACTTGGTCAGGTTTAAAGAAAAAGTTGGCTATTTAAAAGTTTTTTCATATATTTATAACAAAGAAGATCGACCTCAGAGCGAACTTAATTTTTTAATAACCCGAGTAGCTTAGGCACTCACAAATTTAATGATATGAATACATTTTTAACAGAACGTAATCCGTTCGACATTTTAGTAAGGAATTTTTTCCAAGACGCAGGAGCATACAGACCTCTTGCAGAATCCAAATTACCCCACCCAGTAGATATTTACGAAAGAGACAACGGTCTAGGACTAGACATAGCTTGTACTGGAATCTTTAAAGAAGATATTGAAATTCTTATAGAGGGTAATATAATCAGAGTAAATTACGATAAACCACAAGATGTTGGTGCAGGCGAATATATCCACAGAGGTATCGCTAAAAGATCATTCAACTTAGGGTGGAAAATTGATAGTAGATTTGATCTATCAAAAGCAACAGCCGATTTTAAAAACGGACTGCTACAAATAGTTATACCCTTTGCTAAAGGATTAGAACCAAAAACTCTTAAAATTAGCTAAATAAACCTGCTCTGAGGTTTGCTCTTCTAATAAATTATCTTATATTAATTATAAATAAAGTTATATATGTCCAAAAAATTAAAACCGACTAATGACCGTATACTGTTAAAACCTATAGATGAAGGTGAACAGACTTACGGATCAATAGTTATTCCTGATATGGGAAAAGAGAAACCCGAAATGGGTGAAGTATTAGCAGTAGGCCCTGGAGCCTGGACTGCTACTGGAACTATCAATACAGTACGTTCCTGTAAAGTAGGTGATATTGTACTAGTACCTAAAATTGGAACTCTAAGAATAGATTTCGAAGGTGATGAGTACTATATTGCTTCTGACAGAGAAGTATTAGCAGTAGTAAAACAGGAAACACCAATAGGATTTGAAGAAGATTAGTTATGAGCAAAAAAATTACATTTTCAAAAGAAGCTAGAAATAAACTAGCTGACGGAGTCGATAAACTAGCAAATGCAGTTACGGCAACATTAGGTCCATCAGGACGTAATGTCATTATAGAACAAGATATGGGTAACCCCGTATCTACTAAAGATGGAGTTACAGTAGCAAAGTCTATTGAACTTAAAGATAAAGTAGAGAACTTAGGAGCTCAAATAGTAAAACAAGCATCTATCAAGACTGCCGAACAAGCAGGAGATGGTACTACAACTTCCACTTTATTAGCTCAGTCTATTTTAACTGAAGGGTTAGATAGAATGAAGCAGGGTTCTAATGTTGTAGATATCAAAAGAGGTATAGAAGCAGCTGTGAAAGATGTAATACGATATCTTGAAACAGAATCAAGTGAGATTACTAATGAAGAACAGCTAAAGCAGGTCGCTACTATCTCAGCTAATAACGATACCGAGGTAGGAGAGTTAATTTCTACTGCTATGGATAAGGTAGGAACTGACGGAGTTGTAGCTATTGAAGAATCAAAAACTGGAGAAACGTATCTAGAGACTGTAGAAGGTATGCAATTTAGCCGAGGATATAAATCTCCATACTTTGTTACTGATAATAACTCTATGCAGGCTATTCTTAATGACCCTCTTATATTGATTACAGATAAGAAGTTAAATACTGTAAAAGAGTTACTTCCATTGTTAGAAGGTGTCTCTCAACAGAACAAACCTCTTCTTATCATTGCTGACGAAATAGCTGGAGAAGCTCTCTCTACCATGGTAGTTAATAAAATGAGAGGTATTTTACCTTGTGTCGCAGTAGGAGCACCTGATTTTGGTGATCGTCGTAAAGCTATGCTTGAAGATATTGCTATACTAACTGGAGGAACTGTAGTTTCTCAAGAAAAAGGTATGAGGCTAGATAAGTTTGATACTAAATGGCTAGGTAGAGCTAATAAAGTTACTGTTGGTAAAGAACTTACTACTATTGTAGATGCCAAAGGAGATCAAGATGCTATTGTAGAAAGAGTAGAGCAAATTAAAACTCAAATTGATGAAACCTCTTCTCCTTACGAGAAAGAAAAACTACAAGAAAGGTTATCAAAATTTGTTGGAGGAGTTGCAATAGTACATGTCGGTGGTCATACTGAAGTTGAGATGAAAGAGAAGAAGGATAGAGTTGATGATGCTCTTCATGCAACCAAAGCAGCAATTGAAGAAGGAATACTTCCAGGAGGAGGCTCTGCCTTACTTAATGCTGCACTATGGCTTACAGATTCTTTAAATAACGAACTAGATGATTCTCCTAAACCAGAAGGAGACAGACTTACAGGTTATGATATAGTAATAAATGCTATTGAACAACCATTCTATAAGATTTTATTTAATGCTGGTTATACTAGAGATCAAATAGAAGATATAGAAAGTAGAATCAAATCAGAAGGAGATTTCTGGTTTGGATACAATCCAAGGGAAGGAGACTTTTTTAATATGTTTAAAGAAGGAATCATAGACCCTACTAAAGTTACTAGATTAGCTTTAGAAAATGCAGCTTCGGTAGCAGGTACATTACTTATTACAGAAGCAGTAGTCTCAAAAGGAAAAGAGAAAAAAGAAGCAGCAGCAGGAATTGATCCTAATATGCTGTTAGGTTAACAATTAAATTTAATTAAACATGAGTGCAAAACAAGAATTATTTGAACAGATTGCAGAGAACTTCGCAATCTTAGAAAGTGAAAACGAAGGAACTACTAAAGCTTCTCAAGCAAGAGCTAGAAAAGCAGCAGGAGAGATCAAGAAATTGATTACACCTTACAAGAAAGCGAACATGGATGCTGTGAAGGGGTAGGGTGTTTCCTCCTCTCACGAAGTGCCACGCGCATTTTCAACTAAGCCCTACCCTAACCGGTGGGGTTTTTTTATTGGCAAATAGTTCGTATATTAATAGAACATTAAGGCAATATTAAGAGAACCTTAAGAAACAGCTATTTATTAGTATAAAACCTATTTTATGAAATATATATACACTA